ATTATTAATACCATTATACGTAAATGTTGTTGACGTAATAGCATGGAGATCGATGATAGGATGTTCATCAGATAGCAATGGAACTTCGATTGTTAGTGGAGTTTTAAAGTCAACAGTAAGATTCTGAGATGTATTTAATGCCGGAGTGATATACTTGATAAGCTCTATGTCTGTTTCGTTACTGATAATACTAGCTTCAGCATTATCAATGTCGTTTACAAGACGCGAGTAACGAAGCGTTCTTGCAAAGTTATTCAGGTTTGTTGATGCATATGTTTGAATAGCACCAATAACATATGTTCTGACATCTTCTGGATTCAGACCGGTCTTATTGATATTATACTTGACGTTGCTTGTTACCTTCAGGTAGACATAGTCTGGTGATATAAACAATGGTTCCATGGCAACAGATGCACGAGACTTGAGAAATCTTTTATACTCAGTTTCTTTGATCTTTGGAAGACCGTCAACACCTTTAAGATCTACCGATACGAAGATACGGCCATATTGTGGAGGATTTGCATCCTCACCGCCGTATGCTGTAACTGCATTAATTTCTGGAAAATTAATCTTCAAAAGGTTCTCATAGTCCTCGGCTGTGATAGCACGTTCTTGTGTGGTAAATGCACGAGGAGCATTGTACTTGATTGAGTTCATATCCTCGGCGACCGTACCATCATGAGCAGCCGTAAGAGTTCTTACAGACACGTTTGCGTGGTTATCAATACGACCGGTATTCACAAACTTAAATGCGCCGTTCGGAAGCTCACCGTTACAGATACGATATTCGATTACTACGATAGCATTGTTCTTTGGCTTACGTCCTACAACACCGTCACCGAATACGATCTCGTACTTATCACCGATTCCAGGCTGAACAAAGAATACCTTAGATGTGCTATTGTATCCAAACAGAGATGTAGCACGTGAGTATTGAAGTGTCTGTGAGCCATTGTCTTCGATAATAGTAACACCGATACTTGACACATCAACCGTCTTATTATTAATCTTAAAGATCAGAGGATTATTATAGTTTACAACATATGTTTCTGAAAGATAGTTGCCTTCATAGATCGTAATAGCATCACTTGTAAAGACGCCGTTATTTGAATTTGTAATAACGATATTTTCATTTGTCGTGAAAGCATATGTATAGTCATCCACGCGTGACTGGAATGTAGTTCCCTTTGGAACAACAACAGACTGTACAGTAGAATCACCAGGTGTGATTGTTAACTGGATAGCAGCTTCCGCCGATCCGAATGAACGAGGCAGATAGTTCAGTTCCTTGGCATGAGATACAACACTGTCTCTGAGTTTGGCACTGTCAAGGAACATCTCGTTGCCGATCATGTTCAGATAGAAACCATTCAGATAAGAGTTATATGAAAGGATATCAAGAAGCACATTGATATTGCTGCTATCAAAGTCGTAGTCCTTGAATGCATCCTGCTCCATCAAGTATGACTTGAGAGACTCTTTGTATGAGCTAAAATCTAATTGTGTAAGGACTAAACTGCTATTGGCCATTATCTTACTCTGTAAAGTGTTAAGCTGATGCTCATTGGATTAACATTATTTATCACCTCAAAAACGATAGTTACCTCGTAGGAGTTAATACTCTCGTTAGGAATGACCAAAACATCGATGACTCTGACACGTGGTTCATACTTACTGATTGACTCGATGATAACATCTTTGATCAGGCCGCCGACATAGTCACTGATATTTTCGAAAAGAAATCTTCTGAGGTTGCATCCGAAATCTGGTTGGAATCTTCTCTCGCCTGGTTGTGTCATGATCAGATTGCGCATGGCACGTTTAACTGAATTTTCATTAGTATACTTGGCCAGAGTCTTGTTATGTGGATGCATATTAAAGTTGTTATAGAAGTCACTATAATACGGTGCCTTCTCGGAAGCTTTTTCCGAGTTAGTGATCTTGTCTATTCTTTTAATATCGGCCATCTGAAACTCTTTTTCTTTTATTTATTCTACGTATTTTACCTGTACACAGGATGGGAAGGCTGCTTCAATTAAACTTCCCATACTAAAGATCGGCGGCAGGAGAATACTTAGCACCTCACATTCAGTAAGAGGATTCTTTCCCGACAGGATATCTGCTACCTTCTTGATGATCTTTAAGATCTTACCAACAATCGGAAACTGCTCAAGAATATATCCAGGCGCTTTCTCCATAATCTCGTTGATCTTGACGATGATACCACCCTTGAAGAATCGTCTAGCCTTCTGAATGAATTCTTTGAATGCATCCTCGACCTCGTGGAAGTCAAGGGCCTTCGATCGAATGTCCTTCTTATTAGGATCGATATCCAACAGATCGCCGACTGTTCCGAGTAGAGGGATCTGTATGCCTAGGATCTTATCGATCGCCTCTTGTAATAGTTCCTCACCTAGATCATTTACTGCCTTACCGGATAGCACATCCTCTTTGGCCTTCTTGATCTTGGCTTTGTAATCTGCTACCAATGCGTCAAATGTCTGCTCAACGGTAATGGTAGGATCGATCGATGCCATGACCAGATCATAGATTGGTTTGCCAATAATCGGAATGCTTTTTACTGCGTTGGCAATAGCTTCTGCAACTGATCCGATAAAGTTGTTGATCAAATTGTTGAACCAGTTCTTGATCTTATGCCATACCTCTTCGGATTGAAGATCGGGCGATTTTACACCAAGATCACCATTGTGTGTGGATTCAATTCCTAGGAACTTTTCTACCTTTTCGATGTCTTCTTTAATCGCCAACTTTACTTTTCTTTGGCCATCCTTTGTGAATAGATCCACGATCTTTGGATCATAACCATCTGCTGTCTTACCAATAAACGGAATAGGAATCTCGAACGGATTAGGAATACCAAGAATACTGATTAGGTCGAGTAGGATATCTACAACCTTCTTTTTGAAATATTCTTCAATGTCTTTGCTTAGTTCACGTGCACGATACTTTAGTTCAAGTTCTTTTGATTTCAATTGACCCAATGGATCTGTAGTAATACCTTCGATTAGTTTGACGATCTCATCGATGGCTGTAATAGCTGCAGCAATAGCAACACCACATTTGTCATCTACATTTAGTCCATTGCTAGTCAATGTCAGACGATTCATCGTCCTACCAATACTAGTAAAATATGCGTCTAGGTCTTTTTTGCTGATCTTTCCATCGGATCCGCAGTCGAGTTTAGGGATCTTAGGAATCTCTAATACGACTGTCATCCATTAATTCCAACGATCGGTGCGCGGATATTAACTACTGTCTTAGAAACAATGTCAATGTCCTTATCGGCATTGATCTGGATCTTGCCTTCATTCGAAACAATCTGCAAATCACCACGTACAACGGAGATGGCATGATCGTTAATAGTCACACTGGTACTATCCTTGACCGACTTGGTCACGATCGATCCATCAGGGAAGATCTCGATATAAGATCCAGACTTATGGTATGCATGTAGGCGTTCTGCGCCTGGAGTATCATCGATCTCGATCACATGTCCAGCTACGGTGTTGAGTGTTCGATTGTTAGGATACTTGGCGTTGTACTCGGTTTTCTTCTCGCCAAGTTCAGTAATGTAATCTTTCTGAACAGGTGATTCGCCAGATGCCTGTCTTGATACTGTATCGGCCATGGCCATTGAACCAAGAATCATAGGATGCTTCTTGTCACCCATATAGAAGCCGATTACCCAGGCACCTTTGGTAAGCCCGATCGGCGACTGACCGATTCCAGCGAATCCAGAACTTGTCACTGGCATCAGGACCTTCGCCCACGGAAGGATGTTCAGATCCTTGTCGGATCCGCCTGGTGCATTCTCACCAAAGATTCTAACTCTGACTTGACCTAACTTTTCAGGATCGTCAATGTCTTCGACTACACCCTGGAACCATTGCATGGTCTTCATACTATTCTCCGTTATACCGCAGTCAATTGACTATCCATGCCAAACTGTTTGGCGCGGGGCTTCTGTCCACCTGAACCATCTCTGACAATCTCAAGAGCCTGTACATATTCGGCCTTCTCGTTAAAGGTTACAATGTGTCGGCACTTCGTAATAATAAAGTTACCAGCTATCACAGAACTCGAATCTACATATGGCTTGTTCTCACCAATCGGAAGTGCATCATGCTCAGGAATTTCACAGGTAATTACGTCTCCGACAGAAACAGTAGTGTCGCCATATACCGTAATCTGAACAACCGTTGTCAAAAAGTGTGTCAGATAGTATGGTAGTTTATTAGCCTTGTCGGCAAACTCGTGTGTCTCTTTATCTGGATCATAAAGAACCACTTTGATAGCACCATCATCCTTATTAATTTCTTCTTGTGATTTTAAAGACGATGATTGTGAACCTTTGTTCAACTGGACAAAGTCCAATCGTCTTGCGTCCTGTGCAAATTCTTCATACTCTCGGGTTTTAATATTTAATTTTACTACACGGTTCTTACCGCCACCGATTGTTCTTGCAACTGTCTGGTTTACATTCGGGATTGTCTTGAATGCAAGGATGTTTCTCCATTTGGATCCTGTAACATCTACTTGGCTAAGACCGCTTTGAATATAGTATTTGTCGCCGATGTTCTTGATACCTTCTTCGACCAGCGCCTCTAAAGATTTGAAGTGATAGCCGCGGCTATTCTCAAAAAATACGAATGCAGAACCATTATAGTTTTGTGAAATGGCCATCGTTCTTACCTGGTCAATGGCTTCAAATGGTGTGATGTTGTTCATTACAAATGTATGAAGACCATTCGTCTTCTCTGCAAACAATGGCTTCTTTGAATCCAGTACATTAGGTGCTTCTAGATATGCTTTGACCATGTTCTCACACTCGATCTTCTCACGTGTGAACGGGACGTTCTTGAGTGTAGGAGACTTAGCAGCTTCTCTAGATACGCCGGTCAGTTTATAGATAACACCCTTGTCATCTGGAAGTGATTCGACCGGACCTGCTTTGATGATTCTGAAGTCGTAATCAACTGCACCCTTCGGGTTGTCTTCGTATGTCGTAAACTTAACACAGATAACCTGTTCAGAGAAGTTAAAATGGCTGAACATGCCAGTCTTATCTGAGATGATAAACTCTGCAATCGGTGTAGGTTCTAGAATGCTTTCATAGATATCCATTCTCGCACAGTATGGTGTGAGATCGATTGGTTGTGTAGGCGTGGACATCTGGAAGGTAATGAGTTTATACTTACCTTCTAACATGATTGCTTTATCGGTCATTCTTGAATTTTCTCAATGAATAATTTTTCAACATCAGGAAGATATGTACGTTTAATAATATTGACATATCTTCTCAACTCATTCTTTTCTTCTTCATACTCATATGCATTAACAGGAGACCAGAATGCAGCCTCCTCGTCGCTGATTACCTTTTGAAGAGTAGTTACTTCCTCGATTGAATCACTACCGTCTGCCTCAAACATCCCTACAACATGTTGTACAAGAGCAATATTAGTGTCTGTATCGATCGAGATCAATGCAGCTTTGGCACCTGTGGATGCTTGTTGAATAATATCTGCATCGGCTAGTACGCTTACATCTGTCAGTTTTAGACTGACGATCATATTAGTAGAAGCGATCCAGTCTTCCTGGACTCTATTATATCCCATAATTCGGAAACCGTTGTCCATCACCGGCTTCCAATACTTACGTATTTCTGGTCCTAGTGACTCATAGATATCGACACTGATAAGACTATCATCACTTGCCCAGTCATTACGATAAAACTTGGTTGTAGACACGGCGTTGTTATACGACCCGTACTTTGCAATAACAAAGGCAAGAAAGTCTTCCTGTGACATGTAAAAGTCATGGTAGGGATCGATAACTGTATTTGACAGATAGATCAACCAGTCATACTGCGACGAGTCATAATAGCTATACGAAACCATGTCTGGGCGGTTCATGCCTTCCTCTAGAACATAGTCAAAGTTTGAGTAGATGTCACGCATTGCTTCTTGCGTGAAGTCTACCTTTGTCAGTAGGTTCTTTGCCGGAACACCGCCATAGTTAACCAATGGAAAACGATCGAAATATCTGCCCATTATTGTGCTCTCTTATTAAGGCGTATCTGTTTTTGCAGAGTCAGGTGTTTGTTTAAAGATAGTGTCGACAGTATTCTTGACCTCATCTCTATTAACACCGATTGCATCTGGAAGCAGGTTAAGAATCTCTTGAATTCTATCCGAGCGCTGCTCACCATAATCGTTAGATGTCCAGATCTCTGTTTCTAGGAAGTCTAAACTCAATTGAATGAATGTAGGTTGTTTAGTACCAGCAAAGAATGATGGAATACCCTGTGGTGAATAGTTAACAGCAACATCTTTTAAAAGACATGGCTTAAATCTAATCAGTTTATTTTCTTCACCATCTTTTGCCCATGGATACAGATCGATCTGCACAAGTTGTGGATATTGAAGTGCAGCGGTTCCATTTGTACTGTACGATGGAAGTGTATTTGATTTCAATTTATAAATCAGCAGTTGTAGCTGAGTACTTTCCTCGGCGTTTCTAGGAGCAAACGTCCACTCAAATCTGTGTGTTCTTAGTTCGATACCACTGAAGATAGCAGCTACGTGTGGATTCGGTACGGCACCTGCAAATTGGCCAATCGCATCGCCGAACTCACCAGACATCTGAACTAGTTTACTCAGAAGTAATGTTTCGGCGGTATCAGAAGGTGAGAAACTACTTTTGCCTTTTGTTGTAAAATATGCAGTCGCCGCATCAGCAATACCACCAGCCGTACCGGTACTCTTCGGAGCAATGTTGAGATCGATAGATTCTCTTAGTTCTCTTGGAAGTGGAAGGACAAACGCTTCCTTGAAGACCAGATCAGCACGTGCCTGTGGAGCCGGTCGGCGATATTCAGCAAACTTCATAGAGAAATAATATTGGCCCAGATGGCTTGGGTATTGAAAAACAGCGCCTGTTGTTCCGCTGACACCTATCTTATTGGTAATACGATCAACAGCATCACCAGTCGTTTCAGCACCATCTCTTGGGAGAACATTTGTACAGATCTCTTCTGGTGATACACGCTTCTGTTCTGATGTTGAAGACTGAAAATACTTGTCTGATAATCCTACTGAGAAGGAATCGCCGAAGCGAGATGACAATTGTCTTGCGATGTTATCTGACAGGCCGATCTTCTTAAGGCCCTTTGCAAAAAGATCCTCAACGGCATTCTCTAACTTTGATTCGATTTTATTGGCAATGTTATCGGCAAGTTTATTCAGGATACTTTTAGTATCTCTCTTCAAACTATCGATATTAAGATTGATAAGTGCCATTGACTTCTCTTTGTGTAAGGTTCATAATCTATTTATAAATAGAAAATGGCATATAAGGGAAAGTTTCAGCCGAGAAACCCTCAGAAGTATCTCGGCGATCCATCGAATATCGTCTACAGAAGTCGATGGGAACTAAAATTTATGGGTTGGCTTGATAGTCATCCAGGTGTATTACAATGGGGAAGTGAAGAACTTATCATTCCCTACAGGTCTCCTATTGACGGTAGAATTCATAGATACTTTCCTGACTTTATCATCAAAAAGAAGACACAGGACGGCAAGATCGATACCGTCGTAGTCGAGATCAAGCCATACGCTCAGACCAAACCGCCAACAGTCCAAACTGGTAAGCCAAATAAAAGGTATATCAATGAGGTCGCCACATGGGGGATAAATAGCAGTAAGTGGGAAGCTGCTGGCAACTATTGCAAAGATCGTGGCTGGAAGTTTGAGATCATAACAGAACACGAACTCGGAATAACATTTTAATGGCAACAGTATTCGATACAATCATTACCCAAGGTGTCCGCTCAGGCCAGATCCCTGCGCGTACGCAACAGGCACGTGATTGGTTTCGTGAGACTGCCAAGAAGATTGCACGTATCAATGAGCGTGAACTGATGCGTGGAGATCAATCACGGTTGGTTACTACGCCGATCGTTGGTCAGATGTACATGTACTACTATGATCCCAAGCACAAAGAAACTCTGGCATACTATGACCGGTTTCCTCTGGTGTTTCCTTTTCGTAAGGTACCAGGCGGATTCTACGGTCTGAACCTACACTACCTTCCCCCTCAGTTACGTGCAAGGTTAATGGATGGTCTGTACGACTATGCCAACAACACACGATACGATGAGTCGACAAAGATTAAGATGAACTATTCACTGCTTCAGAGTGTTTCGAAGCTTAAGTTTTTTGAGCCATGTGTCAAGATGTATCTGGATGAACACGTTCGTTCTAGATTCATGTACATCTACCCTTCAGAATGGGATGTCGCTCTGTTCCTGCCGACAGAACGTTTTACCAAAGCAACAAAGACACAGGTCTGGGCAGAGTCCAAGAAGATGGTTAGAGGACAATAATGGCGGATATAAATCAATCCACAAACTCAGAAACACAAGCAGGTAGTGCAGTTGGCGGTAATGTACCGACTGAACCAAAAAGTCAGGTTGCAAATACATCGCAGTCATTCAGCATTGATAATTTCAGAACCGAACTTAATAACTATGGTGTCCTACCGACACATAGTTATCTTGTTAGATTTGCACCATTCAAGTCAAGCGGTCTGACACGAGCATTGAACAACTATACATCTATCAACAAAGACAAACTTATCATGAGATGTGATAGTGCTATCCTTCCAGCAGTATCACTTATCAAAGAAGAAGCTATCCGTCGTTACGGTTATGGTCCTACTGAAACAGTTCCATATAATGTGAACTTCGGCGACTTTACACTTCAATGGATTGTAGATAATAATTCAGAGGTTGTTGACTTCTTTAACAAGTGGATCAACCTGATTGTCAACCACGACTCAAAGGGTGGGGCTGACATGAGAAATACCGGCGAATTCAATAACTATCAGCCATACGAAGTCGGATTCAAGGATGACTATTCGAATAGTAAGGTCAGTGTATTCGTATATGACAGACAGTTAAATACGACAATTGAGTACAACATCTTTGATGCATTCCCGATCTCTATTCAGAGCATTAACCTGGCATGGGGTGATGAGAACCAAATGATGAAGTACAATGTAACATTTGCATTTACTGATATGGTTATGAAAACGCCTAAGGCAGGTGACAATGCATTATACTTGGCCGCACAACAGGAAGCAATTGCGGCAGCCGCAGCAAGATCACCGAACGAAGAAAAAGGATTTCCTGGTGAAATCTTTGTTACAGGTCTTAGTGGTAACAGACAGAGTGCTTCTGGTCCATTTTTCGGAAGTCCATCCGCAGTCGGTAACTATACTATAGAAGTTCCACCAGAAGTACAACAACAAATTAATACGGCTGCATCAGACCCAGCCCCATCAATTAATATTATGACTATTCCATTGACACAAGCTTGAGGAGAATATAATGTCTTTGCCTAAAATCAGTCAACCTATCTTTGACACAGTAGTACCGTCAACAAAAAAGAAGGTTGAGTTCAGACCGTTCCTTGTCAAGGAGGAGAAGATCCTTCTAATTGCACAACAGGGCGGCAATGATGGTGAAATTATCCGTGCTATCAAACAGATCCTGAATAACTGCATAACCACACCAGGATTCGATGTTGATGATCTATCTACATTCGATCTAGAATATTTGTTCCTGAAACTTCGTGCGCGTTCAGTCAATAATATTGTAAAGCTTTCTTATCGTGATACCGAAGATGATGAGGTCTATGACTTCGAACTGGATCTAGATAAGATTGAAGTGACGTATCCAGATGAACAGGCAGATCCAACTATTGCTATCACCGACTCAGTCGGCATGACGATGAAGTATCCTTCAGCATCGATCACTGATAAGATGGGTACATTCGAGAATGAAATCGAACTGATGACATTCTTTATTGTCAACTGTATCGACACAATCTATGATGCCGATGAAGTATATGTTGCCAGTGAATATACTGACAAGGAGATCACCGAGTTCCTTGACGGTCTTGATGTAAAAACATTCGATAAGATTCGTAAATTCTTCGAGGCAATGCCAAAACTATATCATAAATTCGAATACAAGAATAAGCTTGGTAATGAAAGGGTGATTGAGCTAACGAATCTCAGAGATTTTTTTATGTGGGGTTGAGCCACACGACCCTTCAGGTATAC